CGACAACGGCCCGGCGGTCATGCGCGCAGTCGCTTGCTGAGATGGGAGTTGGCCCGGCATCTTGGAGACGCCGGCGCCGGTCTCGAACGGGACGGCGGGAGAGCGGAGCTCACGCTCAACGCGCTTCATGGTCTCAGCAGCGGACTCGGCCTGCGCGGCCAGCGGTTGGTCGTTATACTCAGGCTGCATAGGGGTTCCCCTTGAACCGGGTGTCACGGATGACGGGATCGGGCGGGTCGATCTTCGTGGCGTGGATCATATCACGATCAATCAAATAGCGAAGCCCCTGCACGGCGGCGTCCATCAGGTCGTCGTGGTCGATCGACCCCGAGCCCGAGAACGTGCACATCTGCTCGATCAGCGGCTGCGCCCACGTCTTGGGCTGGCCCGGCAGCTTGTCGCTCTCGACGACCCAGACGTGACCAGCGGCGACGATAGGCGAGATCGCATGGAGGCGGTCGAGCTTACCGGCGCGGCCAGGGTTGTATGGCGCCGCCACAATGCCCTCACGGCTCAACGCCTGGCGCAGGCTGATGCCCGAGCCCTTATCTTCAATCAGCAGGATGTCGGGCTTGCGGCCGCTGTCCTCCATGTACGTCGGGCCGACCAGCGGCTTGAACAGGGCGCGCTCACGCGGAGCGTAGACTGCCTTGAGCTCGGTCTTGGTCCGCTTGATCAGGTCGGGGAAGCCCAGCCGGTCTTGCCAGCAGTCGAGCAGAATGATCGACCGTTTGCGCTTGGGGCCGGAGAAGACGCCCCAGACGGCGCACGCGCTGTAGTCGGGATCGCCCTTGGTCGTGTTGCCGGTTTCCTCGGTAAAGGCCGTGTCGAGGCTCATCACGATGAACTCTAGCTCGGGCAGCGGCCGATCGTGCGGCCAGATCTGGAACCAGCTCTTCTTGATGACGCCCATCTCTTCGGGGTTGATCACCTCGGCGTAGATCTCCTGCCGGCCGATCGTCGTGCCCTCATAGCGCAGGATCTGATCGCGGAAGGTCGGCGCGAGGTTGGCGAGGTTGTCGTATGTCGTGGCGCGCGTCACCCTCACGTCCTTGCCCTCACGGGCGAGCAGCTTGCGGATGATCTGGTTCGGCTTGGGCGTCGTCGTGCAGATCAGCCGGGGCTGGGCGCCGAGGCGCATGCCGAACATCAGCAGGTCGAACGCCTCGTCGGCGTATTGCCAGGCCGCGAGCTCGTCGAGCCACCCGCCGTGAAACTGCGGACCACGGAACCTCTCGGGCTTTTCAGCCGTGATGCCCTTGATCAGCGATCCGTTCTTGAGCTTGATCTCGACGTCGGACTTGTTGAATGCGTCCATCTGCTCTCGGGGGATGGAGTTGAGCAGGCCGCTCTCGCCCTCAAAACACACGCCAAGCAGATCGCCGTAGGTCGGCGCTGAGACCAGCCACCGCGTGCCAGGCTGCAAGCAGGCCCAGCTCCCGAGCACCTCAGCCGCCGTGCGGGTCTTACCGGCGCCACGACCAGCAAGGAGCAGCCAGATCGTCCAGTCACCGCCAGGCGGGATCTGGTGCGGCAGGCGCTTGGCGAACCACGACGCCTGCCACTCAAAGATCTGGCGCTCATGCGCCGGCATGGCGCTCCAGATCGCCTGAGCCCGGCTAGTGTCGTCCACTGCCCTGCGCCTTCTCAAGCATCGCCAGCATCACCGTCAGACCCTCGCTCGGGCCGTTGTTGTGCTCAATCTTGGCGTCGAGCTCCAGCTTGTCGCCGTACTTTCGGGGCGCGGTCTTCGCCGCGTGCCACTTGCGTGCGTCTATGCGGTTGCGTGCTCTTTGAGGGTCCGTCTCGGTGTCCGAGATGTCGACGATCTGCGCCGCGAAGGTGTCCTGCTGATCCTCGCGTGCGCGCGCGTAGGCCTCACTGAAAGCGGGCTGTGATCTCAACCACCCATAAACGGCGTTCAAGCTCGGCATATCATCGTCGGAACAGATCGACGTAATCGTGCGCCCCTCGGCGAGAGCCTTGCAAATACGCTCAGCTACAGCGACGCTGTACGTGCTCTTGACCCCGTTCTTCTGCAACAGTTCAGGCGGTTTCTTTTTAGTCATTCGGCCTCCAACTTAACTTAACGCCCAGACGCGGGCGGAGGATGGGGGGGGATCACGCCCGCGTCTGGACTATAGCACCGGGATGGGACGGTGCTATTCCCGTGACTGTAACACAAAACGACCGAGCGGCGTATCGGAGAGCTGACCGAGGTAGAGCTCAATCATAGCACGCTCCGCCTCACGCTCTTCGGCGCTCTTCTTACGCATTGCGATCACCTTGCGGATGATCTTGGTGTCGAAACCGTTGCCCTTGGCCTCAAGGTAGATCTGCTTGATGTCCTCAGCAACGGCCGCCTTCTCGACCTCCATCCGCTCGATCCGCTCAATCACCGACTGAAGCTGGTTGTTCGTTGTGTCTGTCATGTTGGTCTCCATTGATTGCATCGAGGATGTACTGAGCTTGGTCGAGGCAATATTCGCACAGCGTCGAGCACACCGGCGAGCCGGTATACGAGCAGAGCGCTGTTGCGATTGTTTCGACCATTTCCCATCCTCTGGAGCGAACCTAACAGCACCAGAAAAAAAAATCAAAAAAAGTTATCAGCCCACTTGCATCCAGAAATAAGTTCCTGTAAGGTCAATTCATCGGCCCAGACCAACCAGACCAGCGGAGACCAACATGACCCAGACCCTGACGCAGACCGAAATCCAGACCCTCGCCGCCGTCTACACCGACGCCATCAAAGATGCGGTGACGACCGATGAGTGGAACGAAATCGTGAGGCGCAATGAGACTGAGCACAACGGCGCCTTCGACGCCACGCACGACTATGTTGACGCCAACCATTACATCTTAGCCGCTTATGAGCATTTCACCGGTAAGGAGCCATCTATGGATGACGCCAACATGGTGGAGCTAACATCAGCCGTCGATTACGCCCTCAAACATTTCTTCAAAAAAGTTTGAGAGAGTGCTTGCACCCAGAAATAAGTTCCACTAAGGTCAATTCATCGGCCCAGACCAACCAACCAGACCAACGGAGACCACCATGTTTGTAGAAATCCACGAATACCTCGCAGCCCGCAAAACCAACACCATGGCCCTTGCCGACCGTTACGCTTTCATCAAGTCAGAGATCGAAGCCTTGGGCAAGGAACTTGAGAAAGTCCGTTTTGAGATCAAACAGACCGGCGTTGAGCGCCTCGTCGGCGAGCGCGCGATCGTCGAAGTCGCCCTGTCGGAGCGTTCTACGCTCGACACTAAGGCGGCGAAAGAGTTCTTGACCGCCGACCAGATCGCGCTCTGCACCAAGGTGACGCTGGTCGAGACCCTCCGCATCAAGCCGAACTTGACTGTGGTTTCGATCTAACTAGAAAAAGTTTCTGGATGTAACATTTTCCTGTTGCATCCAGAAATAAGTTCCACTAAGGTCAATTCATCGGCCCAGACCAACCAACGGAGACCAACATGTTCAACCCCGACACCAAAGACGCTGCCCTCGCCCCCTGCATGTACGTCATCGACGAGATCACATTCCCCGACTTCCTGCCGGGCGTTGTGTTCTCTGAGGTTGCGCTGTCGCTGGAGATCTCCTGCGGCGACGTCTACATCGACAGCATTTGCTTCTCCGAAGGCCGCAATTTCAAAATCTTCAAAGCTGGCGATTGGATGTTCGATAACTTCACCAAGGCTTTGTACGACAAACCAAGATTGAACTCCTACCTCATCGACGCCTGCAAGGAGGCAGCAGAATGAAACCCATGATCACAATCATCAAAGTTACCGACGACGTGTCCCCTTCGGGGGACGTGTCTTACGCCTTCCTCGACGCCTTTGAGGCTGCGATCTTCGCCCACGAGGCAGCAGAAGCTGGCCGCAAGGTTCTTGAGCGCAGCCACATGCCGCTGCACACATCAGACACAGCATTGGAGGACATGAAATGAACAACCCAGTCCAGATCAAACGCGAAGACGACGGCACCATGACCTTGACCTATTTCGGTAAGGTCGTCGGCTGGATCAGGAAAGATCAGGGTCTGCGCCTGTGGCGCGCAATGACCGTGCATGGCGACATCCTGCACCGCGCTAGCCTCGACAGCGCACGCGCTGCCCTCATGCAGGCGTACCACTAATGGACACGGAAAGACTCGCCCAGATCATGGAAGACCACGAAATCCGGCATCGCGACCTTGCCCTCATTGCGGGGCGCACCGAGCGCGCCGTCTCAATGTGGGTCAATGGACACCGACCCGTCCCAAGGGCTGTGGCGTTCGTGCTGCTGGCCTTGGATCACGACAAAATCTCGCCTGAATGGCTGGCCTATCACCTCCGCAAGATGAAGGCGGAGTCCTGAAGCCTCCCAGAGCGCCTTAGAAGCCCCTCCAACGCCCGCTGGTACATACCCAGCGGGCGTTGTCGCGTCGGGCTTCCTTGACCCCTCTGGCGCGATCCTACGGGCCATTAGAACGGCACAGGGTCGTCAATCGGCGCCTTGCTGTCAGGAATAGCGTCTAGCGGATCCTTGATGCGGGTGCGAACGCGCTCGACCGTCGCGCCCGGAAATGTCTGGTGGATCTTCGCCAGCGCAGGGAACCCATGGATCAGGTGGCCGATCTCGTCGAGCGTGTAGACGTCGACGAACCTACCGTCGGGCCGCACCTTGCGGGCGTCGTGCTCAGTCCTGACCAGCGCCACCGTGCGGCCATCCTCCAACGCCAGCTCCCACACCTCAGCCACACGCTCGGGCTTGCCCGCTGCTGTCGCCGCCTTGTCGAGCGCACGCCATGCAGCGCACATCCGTTTGCCCTCCCGGATCACGTCTTGCAGATCGCCATGCCAGGTCGCCCGGTTGAGCAGGTAACGCTGCCTGTCGAACTTCGAACGCAGTTCCACCGGGACGAGCAACCTCAGCCGATCAACCCCCCACTTGGTTTCCATCTCGATCGCCAAGAGATCAACATCGTCGATCTCCGCCTGGCCGCTGATGTACGTGCCAATGGTAGCGTGCCACGACGGCACCGAGGGCCATAGCGTCGCTACGCCAAAATCGCTGTTCGCCGCCGGTTCCTCTTTTTGCTTGTACTTAGCCATTTGGACTTCCTTCTGAGTTGGTTGGGGGCTGCGCCCCAACCTATACGAAGTATAGGGGGTAAACCTCCGCAAACCTCCGCAAGTGATTTCAGTATGTTACGCGAAGACCTCCGCAACCTCCGCAAATACCTCCGCATAACGATTTCAGTAGGTTACGCATCGACCTCCGCAACCTCCGCACAACCTCCGCAAGGTTTTTCGGCGTCTAAATAGGCACCTATGACTTCTGCTGCCAACGGCGGGACGATTGCGTTTCCGTAGGCGCGCAGCATGCCTACTCGATTAATCGCGGCATGGGCGTCAAGCACGGCTTTCCCAAACGCTTGTGCATCGCATGCCAATAGGAGTGACAGTTCGTGCAAAGGGTTTGCAGATTGGACGCGCTGTTGTCCATCGGATTGCCATTGAGATGGTGGACACACAAATCCACCGTCCATCCGCATGATGTGCATTGCCCCTGCAACTGTGTCTTTGCCCGCTTTCTTGACGCTGCTACTGTCGGCGCCTCGGTTGCATGTTGTCGCTTGACTGAGCATGAAATCGAACAAAACTTGCGGCGCATATAGTTTGCCACACACTCCAGTTGATTGTCCTTCCCCACTCGCTTCCTTGTAAAGATGCTCCCGCACCATTCGCAGGATTTCGCTGGGGTCTGCTTGGCTTCTCTCGGCATGATCATCTATCCTCTTTGATGCTACTTTGCAGATGGATAGCACATTTGCCAAGCAATCGGAAACCCCATGAGCCAGCAGGGGAATGCCGGGTTGAGCGCGCCTCGATTTGCCGTCGGCTCCGGTGAGCCAGATGGCGTCGGACCAGAAGCTGTTTGCTGGGCGACGCCCGGCAGCTTCATGAATATCTCC